GTCGTCCCACGTTGTGCCGTAAGACGCCGACCAGTCCTTGTTCCGCGTCGGATGGTTCGAGCCGTCGTAATCCACCAGATACGGAGGGTCGGTCGCGAACAGGATGGCGCGCTCGCCGTTCATCAGGCGGCGCACATCGGTGGCGCTGGTGCTGTCACCGCAGAGCAACCGGTGATCTCCAAGGATCCAGATGTCGCCCGTTTGCGATGCCGGATTGCGCGGCGGCTCGGGAATGGTCACCGGTGGCACGGAGCCCCCGGCACCACCTTCGTCGCCATCCTCCTCCGGCATATAGGCCAGCAGCTTGTCCAACTCGCCATCTGAGAAGCCGACCAGCGACAGGTCGTAATCCTCGGCCAGCAGGTCGTTCAGTTCCGCAGACAGTAGCGCCTCATCCCAAGTGCCAAGTTCGGTCAATTTGTTGTCAGCGATCCGGTAAGCCCGGCGCTGCGCCTCGGTCAGATGCCCGAGCACAATCACCGGCGCCTCGGTCAGCCCGAGTTGCGTCGCGGCCAGCACCCGCCCGTGGCCCGCGATCAGTTCACCGTCGTCAGCCACGAGGCAGGGCACCGTCCAGCCGAACTCCGCCATGCTGGCGGCAATCTTCGCGACCTGGTCAGCGCCATGCGCCTTCGCATTTTTCGCATAAGGCTGGAGCTTGGCCAGCGGCCAGGTCTCAATCGCGTCCGGGGCAAAGCTCAGCGTCATTATGTCGGTTCGCCTCAATGAGGTGGATCTCCTGGACTCCGGACACCGGCAAACAGCCTGGACTCCGCGAGGGGTCCAGCGGCCACCGGACGTGTCCGGGTCCAAAAGTTTGTTTTGTTGTGGTTTTCAGCAGGTCGCTGGTGGATGCCCGCCGGGTTGGCTTCCCAAAAAACCGGCCCTGTCGCTGGCGATATTGCGCGCTGCGCCCCCCCGTATAGGTTTATGCCCGGGAAGGACCCGTAAAGTCAGTGGGTTAGACGCCTGGACCCCAGATGGATCCTTGGTTGGACCCCGGAAGCCAGCTGCGCGGCCTCTGCCTGCGCGCTCCTCTCCCGAGTATATCCAATTTGTAGCCTCATTCTCGAAATGTGTAAGGCCCTGCGATGTACACCGGAAAAATTCCTCACAGGACGATTGTTCTTGACAGGCTGTTTGCGTTTTCAATGACGAACCGCTGCGAGCGCCGGGTGGGAGGCAGGCGTCCATGGAGGCGCCAGGTGATCACCGCGAGCCCGAACTGCCAGCGTTTGGTCGCGGCTGTCCGGCTCAGCCCCATCTCCCAGCAGATCGGTTTCCACGGCGTACGTTCGGCGCGCAGCCAGACGATCCGGGCATCATCCCGTTCCAGCCAGCGCAGCCAGAGCAACGCCTCCTCGGCTTCGGTGATCTGGCGCGGGCCCGGCCGGGGTCGACGCATGTGCGGCTCCTGTCCGACCTTGTCCGCGAAGCTGTGGAAGTACTCGGGCCAGGCATTGAAAAAGCCCTGCGGCATGACGCCGGGCAAGGTGCGGAAAACGTCGGCCGCGCTCTCCAGCCGGTCCTCCACACGTGTGGTTGTCCACTCACCCATGGCGCATCTCCCGTTCCCGTTTGCCGTAGAGACGCTCGCCAAGCTGGCGCACCAGTTCACGTTCCGGCCAGGTCAGCCGGTCATCGTCGACCGCCACCGCCAACAACCCCTGTTCCTTCCAGCCATCTCGTTTGACCTCATCGGGCTGGCGGCGATGACCGCCGAAGCCCTTGGGCGTGAAGCGCATACCGGTCATTGCGCACCTCCGTGGGTTTCCATGGCCCAGAGGAGGATCGCGATGGCATCGGCTTCGTTGTCATCGGCCGGGCTGAACCCGCGCGCCCGGGCGGCAGCGATCATGGCGTCCTTGTTGGCGTTGCCCTTGCCGGTGGCGTGGCGCTTGATCGTACCGACTGGCACGCCCTCGTATGGCACGCCGCGCAACTCGGCCCATGCCGTCAGCGTGGCCATCAGACCGCCGTAGACATGGGCTGCGTCAGTGCCCGCATGGCGGCGGACTTCCTCGAACCAGATGGCGGCGATAGGACCGGACAACCGCTCCAGCTCGCCCAGCCAATTCGTGAAGCGCAGGTATCGCATCCCACCGCCATCGAACCGTCCATTGCGGAACGATGATGTGCCGCTGGTGATCAGCCCGTCGGCGCCGTGCAGCGCCCAGCCCGTGGTTGTGCCGAGATCGAGCGCCAGCAATGTGCGCTGGCCGGTAAACGCGGGCGGCAACTTTTGAGCTGTATCCTGATTGGGGTTGGTCATGGCCTGATCCGGCATGGGCTTTCTCCTTTTGTGATTGGCTGCTCGAGGGGTGGATCGGGCCAGACTGCGGCCCGAGAAATTGCCCAGGGGTAGGTGGTGGCTCTCCCCGCCTGTAGCGGGGAGGCCACCTACCCCTTTAGGGGGGACTTTTCTGAAATCTGAAATCTGGCACAGGGCACTGATTTTGTTAGACAAATCCAGATTGCGGAGCAGATTTCGGAAACCCCCTTCCAAAATCTGGAAAGGACATTCCAAGTCGCTGAAACCAAATGGTAAAAGCCAGATTCCAGATTTCGCCAGGATTTGAGATTTTGCAAAATCTGGCCAGATTTCGGACTTTGAACCGCAGATTTTGGAAGGAAAAACGGCCTTTTTCATCATGCCTCCTCCACCTCGCGATAGACCCAGACGGACGGGTTTTCGACGGGAAGGACCGCGCCGGTCTGCGGGCATTTATAGTGGCTGGGCAGGACATCGATCAGCTCCGGTGTGACCTCTCCGGTGCCCGGATCGACATGCTCCCGGCTGGTCGCAAGACGCATGGTCTCGACGCAGAGATAGCCGTATTTGCTCCGCTCGGTCGCCAGATCCAGCTCCGTCGCAGCGGCCCCGCGGACGAACTTCACGTACCCTTTGGTGGTCAGCACGTTCAGGCGTTCGCGGATGATCGATTGCCCACCGAGCCCCCCTGTGTTCTCGAAGGTCTCCGCGAAATGGGTCATCGTGTACATCCGGCCCTGAAGGGCCTCTTCATAAAGCAGGCCGCAGATCACCTCGCCCTTGCGATCCCGCTCCGCATCGTGCTTCGCGCCGACGTCCTGGCGCACCAGACGCTCGTTCATCGGGTTGATCTCGACCCATTGGCCGCCGACCTTGTCGATCACCTTGGGTGGCAGTGCGGGACCGTTGCGCAGCTCGATCTCCAGCTTTCGTTGCGAGCAATCCTCATCGGGCCGGTGCAGGATCAGGCCGGAGGTGTAGAACCCGCGCAGCGCGCTGGCGCCGGAGAGCGCGAGGAAAGGATCGTCCTTCACCTGCTGCTTGCTGAGCTTCTTGGTGTGATGGATCAGGATGACCCCGCAGTCGGGGTCGATATGTTCACGCAGCACCTCCACCCGCTCCTTCAGGAAAAACATCATGGCTGTGTTGTCGTTTTCGCCGCCACCATCGGGCCCGCCGTCAAACAGGTTGCGGATCGGGTCGACGCAGATGATGTCCACTGGCGCATCGGGGAAGGCAGTCTGAACGGCACGCGCCACGCGCACGCTACCCTCATTGTCGAGCAGCATCTTCAGCTTGGGCGTGGCAACGAAGGTATTGCGCGCGGCGGCCAAAACCTCTGGCGGCAGGGCGATCTGCTTCAGGCGTTCGCGCAGATAGTGATACTGGATTTCCGCCTGCAGATAGAAAATCCGCAGCGGCCGTGGCGGGGTGAAGCCGAGGAACGGCACGCCAGCGGCCATGTGGACGAGCCAGGAAATCAGCAGGTCGCTCTTGCCGACCTTGGGCGCGCCACCCAGCACCAGCAGCCCGCCCGGCGTCAGAACGCGTGGAGCGATGATGTCCTCCGGCATCGGACTCTGGTCGTCCAGCAGAGCACCAAGCGTGAAGGCGGGCATCTCCTGCGGTCCCGGTGCGCCGGAATCCAATCGGATCAGGGGCGGTCCGTATTTTTCGACATGCCGGTTCCAGAGTCGCTCGGACTCGCGCTTCAACCGCTCGACCGGCCACTGGGGTCGCAGCATGGCGGCGTTGTAACCGCAGATGCCGATCCAACCCTCATCTTTCGCCATCCGGCCTTCGTGGACCATGCGGATGAAATGACCGATCGCAGCCGAGGCCCCCTCGAAGCGGGACCAGTCGTCCTGCGCCCCCTCGCGCACCGGGGTGACCAGCACATCGTCCATGGCCGGTTTGTCGGGATGCGTGAACTCGGGCTGCAGCGACACCCTAGGCGCGGGCGGCATGTCGGTCACCGCCTCAATGAACTCGGCCAGGTCACGCTCGCGGTCGGCGTTCATCTCGACGATGCGGACCTGAGTCTTGAGGCTGTTCTTGTAATAAACTGAACCCGCCACCCGGATCGGCTGGTGGGCCGAGCGGAAATGCATGTCGCCACCGACCTTGGCCGCGATGTCGCCGCGCAGACGGCAGACACGGGCGATGTCGTCGCCCTCGGCGGGCTCGGTCAGCGACCACCAGATGTGCGCTTTGCGCTGACCCTCCGGTGTCACACCGCCGCTTTCCACTACCATGGTCGGCGACCCAAGGTGACGCTCCAGATGGGCGCGCTTGGCAGCGATATCGCCGGTGTCGAGATCGACAACCACGGTCTGCATCTGCAGGATTTCCGCAGCCTTTGCCTGCCCTGACGCGGCCACGGTGCCGGGGATCACATAGACCGCCGCGCCCTCGCGTGAGGCCCATGTTGCGAAGGTCGCCATCTTTACGGGCGCGGCCTGATCCGCCTCCAGCCAGATGTTGTGCGGGCGGCCATCAATGCCTTGCCCCTTGTCGATGAAACTGCGGACCGGGATCAGCCCATCGCAGTAGCCGAAGACGACCTGCATGAACTGGGCGATCTGCTCGGGATCGGGCTCGTCGCCGAAGACGTCGATCTGCGGGGCGGCGTCGTTGAAATCGCGCCACGGGTTGAAATGGACGATGTTTTCCGCGGGCGTATCTAGCGTTCGGTCATCGCGCATGGGTGTGTCCTGGTCGGAGTCGGATGGGTCGGATGGGTCGGTGGGCTCGTCGGTCATGCAGTGAAGCTCCAGCACCGCTCGGCGTGGGCGCAGAACCGGCATTCGAAGAAGTCGCGGGCCTGAGCGATACGGGGCAGCAAATCGCCCGCGTCGGTGGCCTGCAGGATCCGAACCGCGCGGTCGGACATGCGCTGCGCCAGATCCGCATCGAAGGGGACGAGCTCATGGTGCAGCTGGGCGGTGTCCTTGTTGATCGCCGTGAACAGCGCCGGTGCCTCCGAAATCCCCGGCACCGAGGGCTCCATGTAGGCTTGGTAGATTGCGATCTGGGCGGCATAGACAGGCTTGGAAACCGTGACGCCGTCCTTGACGCAGGCCCGCCAGTTTTTCGCGTTCATCGTCTTGCATTCCCAGAGCGCCGGGGCGCGCAGACCAAGTGCTGCCGGGGCATCAGCGATGATCCCGTCGACATGGCCGCGGATACGACCGCCCGCGACTTCGAACCCAAACTGGCCGCCATCGCGTTTTTGGGTGACCAAATCGATCCCGGCTGCGCGCAGCCAGCGGATCGCCAGATCCTCGAGCTGGTGTCCTATGGCGAAGATCCGAAGCGTCTGCCCGCCGAAGTCGGCCCCCTCATCCTTGGGCGTACCGGCGAACTCGAACTGCAGCGCGCGTTCGCAGGCATGTCCCAAGCGGGAAGCACCAATATAGGTCCGGGCTGGCGTGGCCTCGCGTTCGGCGATGAGAGCTGCGTCGACCAGCGCGTTGATCCGCTCGGCCATGGATGGGCGTGGGTTGAAATCCAGCATCAGAACGGCACCTCCGGTGTCTGGGCCCGGGCGATGTCGGCCATGGCCTCGCGGAAGCCCTCGACGGCCTCTTCGATCAGGGCGCGCACCTGAGCCTCGGTCAGATCAGCGAATGCGGTCTGCCAGCCGATCTCGTCCATAAGCAGTGCGATGCGTTTCATGGTGGCGGTGATGGCGGCGCGTTCTTC